GCACTTATATTGCAGGAGATGGTCGAGTTCCGTCAAGTATTCATAGAGCAACAACTATGTTAGTTGCGGCAGAATTGCTTAGACATGACGACCAAACTATTTTAATCGCTGAAACTGGTGGCACCATCACCACGAAGGAAAAGTATGATATACTCACAAAAGAAGCGTATGACACGCTCAAGGGCAAAGCGGATTTGGTTTTCTTAATTGATTGAAGGTGAATGACATGAATTGGTTTGATATAATTAAACTCGAAGAAATAACTAAAGCCTCTGCTTTAACTGAGGAAGATGAAAAGAAAATAGCAGACAGAATGAAATTTAGAAACGAAACTCGTGAAGCGGCAGAAAAAGCCGTAAGAAGAGAAACGGGTAAAATAGTTACAGATACTAGAAGAAGTATTAGTGATAGAGTAAGAGGGGTATTATCTAATAAAGATAGAGGGGGATTCCATGAGGCTAGAAGGCAAGCAAGCAAGGAATCAAGATTAAGACATAAGAGTGAAAGGCCTCCTAATACTAGATTAAGACCTAAGACTAATAATCAAAATACTAGAACTAGATTAAGACCTAAGACTACTACTAATAAGTATAGTAACTTAATAAAACCGAAAGGTAATTTAAGACCTAAGACTAATAATCAAAATGTTAGACCTGCACCTGATTTAGACCAAATGGTAGAAGATAACAAGCAAAAGAAAATACGCCAACTTACTCAAGATTTAGAGTTCCAAGCACAATAATGAGTGATAATATGGATAATACTTTAGCCTTACTTCAAATAAGCGAGTTTAAAAAGTATTTAAAAATCCAACAAGAAAGACAAAAAGCAACTCAAGAATTATCTGAGATTTTAGGCATTGATATATCTTTGAGTGATGAAGAAGTAATGCAATATGCAGAAGAAAATTTCATCAAAGCATATAATAAAACACTTAAAAACGAGGTGGATGAATGGATGAAGTCAGCCTTCTTATAGATTTAGTAAGTAATAATTGGTCTTCATCAGCAACCACTTTACAACAAGCCGGAACAATTACAGCCGACCATGTGGCTATTCCAAACTTTGTTGATGTAAGAACCCTACAAAAGAATAAAGGTGTCCGTTACGATTTAACCGCAAAAGATGTTATTATCTTTTTTGAAGACTCCCAAAGCCTTGAATATCCTACTATTAATTTTGATGTTAGAAATGAAACATACTCATTTACTATGCACATACGAACAATTCACGATGAAAGAGCAGGAACAGATGTCAATTTCGGGAGAGATAGGCTAAGGGCTTTATACTTGGTCGCCCGTCATGCACTTGAGCGTAGCCGAACCGGATATACTGCGAGTGATGGGTCAAAGTTTAATCAATTATTCGTAGGTTCAAGAAGTGAAAGTAATGACCGTAGTAAGCGTTTGTTCGGCTATAAATTAACAATAGAAGCAAAAAGATTCGCATTAACACTCCCTTAGTAAGTTTGTAAAGGAAAGGAGAGGATAACATGGTAGATAACAGTATATTTTTAGGAAGCGGCGCATCAATGACTTTAGTTCCAGAAGTGGACTTTTATTTTCAGCCCGCTACTACAAGCACAACAGCAATTCAATTTTTACAATCAACATTAGCACAATTTCAATTAGTGCCTGATATGTATGTTGGTTGTTCTTTAGATTGGTATGATAACGGAGTATATACTTCTTCTCATATTATTACCTCAAACGACCATGATACCTTTACTATTACACCTGCTACTGGTAATGCTGTGGTTATTGCAGATGATTCTTTCGTATTGCGAGCATATGGCGCACCTTGTCCTGCACCCGATTCCGATGACGACGGAACAGGAAAAACAAGACTACATGCTGATAATTGGCTAGGTTTAGTTGAAACTGCTTCTTTCCCAAATATTGAAGTTGAAATGAAACAATTAAACCTTTCTCTTGGAGGAACAAGAAACTTTACTCATCAATATAAAGGTATTGAAACCGCTTCGGGAGGAAATCTTGCATTAGTATGTAATCAGGTAACTTGGCTTTATTATGCTTTAGGCAAATGCACTCAATTGAGTTTTGGTGGAGGCACTTCGGATTCTCAACACCCTACTAATTACCACACCGGAACAGCCACTCATAAACTATATTTTCACGGAACAAGCAATACTTCCCATATTGATGAAGGCCCATTCATTCATAGAGTAAATCCTGTTGGTGATGGTAGCACACCTTCTGTTCATATTGTTCCTCCTATTAACCCACTTGTTGAATCTGCACCGGAAACAAACTTTGATTCTGCTTCTTATCCTGTTGCTGCAACTGGGCAATATGTTACATACAAGTTTGAAGAAACAAATGGCGCACACTTGCCGTCATTTGCTTTAGAATATTCATTAACAAAAGATGTAACAAATAACTTTTTATCTGACAATGATGCTGCGGCTGAAGATATTAACTTTGTTCGTGTAGCAAGAGGAAATAGAGTTAATACATTAACAATGACGGCTAATGAAAATGAAGAAATTAAAATGACTTTAGATTTGAATACTAGAGCAGTTACTCCAATCCCTCAAGCATTAGCAAGCCCAAGCACCGGCTATGAATCAAGAGGTGGACAAAGTGCTAATTCTAGTCTATTTAATTTTACGGCTGAACCAACTCATTTAGAACCATTCTTTTTCTCGGATGGAACAATGAGTGTCTTTGGACAACAATTCTTGAAGATTACAAACTTTACTTTAACTATAAACAATAACCTACAAGATAAGAGATTCTTAGGTGTTGGCAATAAAAGCATCAAAGACGGTATTCCTGCACAGCGAACCTATGAGATTGCTATTACTGCTTTAGTTACAGACGATTTATTATTTACTGAACTACTGAACCAAGACGAAAATAATGATACTACACAATCTATTGATTTAGTCTTTACTAAGGATAGTGGAGAATCATTTACACTTGCTTTCGATGATTACTTTACAAGTGCTAATACATGGACTGTTCCTGAAGATAAAGGGGCAGTTACAGTAGAAGCAACTCTTATGCCGAGAACATTAACCAATTGCACTACAACTACCCATTGGGTATTGCAGGGGTGATTTCAGATGGCTTCTTATCGAGATAAGTATTTGGCTGAAAGAGCAAAAATAGAAAAGGCTTCTAAGAAAAAGAAGCCAGTTAAAAAAGATACTCCAAAGGAGACTCCAAAAAAGGAATCTAAATTAGAGTAATCATATTCCACCAACACACCGTTTGTTTGTTTGTTGGTTTTTGAAGGTGGATAATATGTTAAATAATAAAAAAATTGTAACAGATAAGAGTGCTTTATTTGCACTTGTAACAGCGAAGGAACATTTCATTAGAGTGTCTCCCGAATCAGATGAATACTTAAAAGTCTGGGTTAAAGAACCGACTTGGCTTGAAGCCGAGAAAGCACTTAATTCAGTTATGAAGATAGACCAAAGAACCCAGTCTTTCGATATTGACTTGCAAGCCATGTATAGATACATGATTGAAAACTTTATTGAAAAGACTGAACCCTCACTTTCAACCCTCGATATGCTTAGAATAAGCCCATATGTCGGGAATCAACTAAAAGAAATCCTGCCTAATCCAATGGCGATGATGCAGGAGGATGAAGAAAAAAACGAAGAATAAGAGATTGCATGAAGGGTAAAGAAACTACCCCTGATATAATGTCTCTAATTACAGTTTATACTTTATCTAAAGCCTTAGCCATAAGCCCATTAGAAATATACAAAATGCCAGTATATTTAGTTAAAGATTTACTACAAGTTCATATGACCTTTGAAACGCTAAAATCCGAAGAAATGGAAAAAATGCAAAAAGACATGGAGAGAAAAAGTAGGAGTAGATAGTATGGCTCAAGATGTTATTGATTCCCTAGATACTCTAAGGACTGGAACAATTAAAGCAGGTATTGAGTTTAAGGGATTAACTAAGACTCTTACTTCTGCGGCGGCAAGCACAGACGGCGCAGGTAAGGCGTGGACTACATTTAGTCGTTTAGTTTCAGGAACACCTTTATGGTCTACTCAAAACAAAATAAGAGCATATCTTTCTATTTTAGCAGGTTTTGAAACTCGCTCAATAAAGAATAGGGAAGCACATAAGGAAGAAGCCGCAGCGTTATTGAAAAAAATACAGGGTTACGAAAAAGTGAACAAGTCAATGATAAAGGTTATGAAATCGCAAAAAGATTTAATAAAGTATGGTGGAGATGCAGAATCATTAGCAAAAAAACAGAAAGAGGAAGAAACAACAATTGCAAAGTTAAAAAAGAGGTCTTTAGACTTCGATACCAAACTTAGGAGGCAATCAGGAAGGGGAAGGAATAAGGAAAAGAACCTCCAACAAAATTGGGCTTCTATGTCTCCAAAAGACATAAAAAAAGAAGAAAAAAGCATTGAAAAACTCAATGCTGTATATAAGAAAAATAGAGACATGTCAAAAGAAATCAATAAGCGATTAAATGACAGCGTAAAAAGACATAATGATATTCTAAAATTATCAAAAGAAGTAGATAACGAAATTAGAAAGGCTTTAGTTAATTCTGAGGCATACCAAAAAGTATTTCAAGCAACAGGTAATGAAGAAAAATCTATGCTTAGGGCTATTGAGTTTATGGAATCTAGGAATAAACTCTTAGATGAAGAAAGATTAGCACTTAAAAAGAATGCAAAAATAGCATATGCTTTTGATAATAATAGAGTTAAAGATGCAAAAAAATTAGCAAAGATTAAAGCCGAAGATAGGGGCGCAGGTTTCTTTGGCAAAAAAAGGGCTTCCTTTACTGGCGGTCTTAGAGAAAGGTTTTTTCAAAAAAGAGACCAATTAAAAGCAGGTAAAGCAGTAAGAAAAGATGCCTCAAGAGCAAATGCAAAAGGCGTAACTGATAATTTAAAAAGCGCAAAGATGCTTTTAGCACCATTATTATTAGTTACTAAATCTACTAAATTACTATATGCAGGTTTTAATCCATTCTCTAAAGACGCAATTAAATTTAGAATGAAAATGCGAAAGTTTACAATGAGCCTTCAACCTATCATGTCAATGGTATTCAAATACTTAGTCATGTCAATGTTGGCAATAGCAGCATTCTTTGTTATACTAATCTACTTGAAAAGATATTATGAGATTTTGGAAGAGTTTGGTGTAATTGATGACATTAAAGTATTAGGTATTATGGTGTTCGATTGGCTTAAAGTTGGTTGGAAAATGGTTTCTGCTTTCCTAAATGGAGACTATGAAAAAGCATTAGATTATGCCGGAAAGTTTGTAGACAAAGGAATTGATGTTCTTATTAAAACCGGAAAGATTTTATTAGAAGCAGGATTTTTAGCGATGGTTGCAGGATTTGATTTATTGATGGATGCTGCATATAAGTTCTACAAAGACCCCGAATTCAGAAGAAGAGTAACTGATATTCTTATGAAGGTTGCTCTTGTTGTAGTTGCTTTGATAGTAATACAATTCTTAATTGGTTTAGCACTATCTCTCGCTGCTGCTGCTGCATTACCTATACTAATCGGTGTTGCAGTATTAGCGGCTTTATTTACAGTAGGGTATTGGTTAAACGATAATTTCGATGAAAAATTCCAAAATGTAGAGGACTACATAGATAACTTCTTTTACGGATTACAACACTATGCTGAAACAATATATAATGATTCCATTAACTTTTTGATAAAAACTAAAGATGATATAATATTTGGTTTTAGAGAAATGTTCGATGCCGTCAAGCAATCATTAAGTATAGAAATGAATAAAGAAAAACTCTTGGCCGGAATAGAAGCCGCAGGTGGAAAGTTAATTAATTTGGCTACTTCAATAAGGGACTTCTTAAGCCCCTCAAAGAAAACAAGGGCTGGATATAATAAGGTAAGAGATTCTGTATTTGGGGATGAAGGAGTATTCGGAACACTAGGAATTAAAGGGAGATTTGCTAAAGGAGGAACTTCTCATGGTGGATTGTCTCTCGTTGGAGAACAAGGGCCGGAATTGCTACAATTAAATGCAGGTTCTAAAATCTATTCTAATTCACAATCTAAGAGAATGATGGGTGGAAGCACCAACATTTTTAATATTACTATTAACGCTAAAGACACTTCCGATGCCGAAATGAGAAGAGTAGCACAACAATTAGGAAAGATGATTGGTAATAAACTTAATCGACAAATGCCATTTGGTAATTTAATTTGAGGTGATAATATGACATATGTATATCTTAAAACGCAAAATTATTCGGGAACTGATTTATCTTTAGATACTATACCATTACTAGTCAATTCAGTTGGCATTAGTGTATCAAAGGACATACCTTCATTACCTGTTCCCTTTACTACCTTCGTTACCGGAGAATCGGAAAGAGTTGCATTAGATTTAGCATTAGGGACTAAAAGTATTAATTTAGGAGGAACAATAACCGATACAGTTGTTAAAAAAACAATAGCAGGTGTTCCAACTTCAAGAACATTTACAGCACATGAAGTCGCTCAAATGATTGCTTCTTCAGTAGATTCTACCAGTCTTGCAAGAAATCAAGCAATTGCTGAATTAGTTATTTTAATGCCATCATTTGTTGGTAATGACTATGAAACAAGAAGTGGAGTAGATGTGAACGATAGAGCCACCGGAGTATTAGTCCCATTAACTTTTCATTCGAGAGGTGGTGCTAATTTACTTGAAAATGAATTAGTTCCACTACCACTAAATCAATTTCCTGACAATTCTACCGATGAAGGATTGGTGGGCTTTATTAGAAGTTTTAGTTGTAATTTTGAAGCAGAATCTTTTGATTTAACTTTTACTATGGATTTTGATATTGCTAGAGTATTCCCTTGAGTTGATAATATGTATAAAATATTGACCGGAAAACAAAGAGGGCTAGTGTTCCCTGTTATGTGTAACGGGCATCTTAAGATTGATTATAGCGATAATGTGCCAAACTCTACATATGATATAGGCTATGGTATATTTTCTCACGAAAATTCTTTTACCTTAGAAACTATATTAACACCCTTTGATGTAAACGGAGATGGTAAAACAACCCACTCGGAATTATTTAATGGAAAGGATAGACCTAGTGAAATAATAAGAGAATGCACCTATTCGGGTTCTAGTAGAAAAACATTAGATATGAGTTCTACTTCTGAATTATCGGTTGGTATGAGAGTGGTTCATTTAAATGATTTTTCCGATGAAACTTATATTACTGAAATAACAAGTAGCACTAGAATTACAGTTTCTAGAGATAATTTAGTAAGTAGCACACAAACAAACCAAAGAGTTTATTTTGTTAAACCGTATTCTAAAAAAATAATGCCTTCTCCACCAACAGTAGATGTAGCGGGTAGTTCAGTTACTCAATCAAATTATCAGTCTTCTAAATATTTAACAAATGCTTCTAGAATAACTCACGAAATGATGTTGTTTTATAGTAGTGGCATGAGCCTATCTCTATTAAATAACACTAACGGTAATGTTAATCAACCTGCTGAATATAAAATAAAGGTTGCTTTAACAGTAGGTGGCACTACTACTACTCTAAGCACTAATAATGTAATTACAGGAAATGTTGGAAATCAATTCTTTTATAGTGGAGTAGATGATAAAGTAGGCTTTGACACGAATGGAATTGTCCAATACCAAAAAATAACAACCTTTACAACAAAAAGTAGTTCAACTATTTCGGGATTAGCAACACATGGAGAAAAAAAAGTTGCAATTGGGGAATATGTTTATATTAAAAATGGCGATAATTTCATACGGCTTGGTCGAGTAACCAGTGTGGGAAGCAGTAGTTTTACCCTCACAGATGGCGAGGCTTACGATAATTTCAGTGGCGTGACTACCGACCTATACATAGCAGTAGAGAAGGATGCGTCTTACATAAACCAGCAATATCACATAGGTTGTTCATTTAACTCTTCAAACAAAACAGTAAATGTATATTTAAATGGAACAAGACTAAAATTGTTTGATAGTGGAGGAACGGCTTCTAATTCTGTTTCAGGAACAGGTTCTTTTTCTTTTGGCACTGATGATATTTATATGGGTTCAGTTGGAAACAGTATCGGGGAAGGTAGTTCAACAACCAATAAACAATTCATGGGAATTTTACATGAATTGAGTATAGTTAATATAGATAGGAAAACCTTTAATATACGAAACCTACTACCAAATTATGACAATACTTTATTATTCTTAAGATTCGAGGAGATAGATATATGACTAAAATTTTGGCTATTTCTAAAAGTCCCTCTATTTTAACTTTAAGTTGCACCACCGCAGGTAGCACAACTTTAACTTTAGCCGACGATAGTTCTTTTAATCAAGTATATATTGGTATGATAATTGTAGGGGATGGAATACCTTCTTCTACAAGAATTACAGCCAAAAGCACTGACAGTTCAAGGCAAGTAACTCTAAGTGCATCAGCAACAGATTCAACGACTGCAAACAGAACATTTGAGAAAGTAGCATACAATTGCCCAACTAATCCTAAGTTTAAAGTAATTGAAACTTCGGGAAATGCACTTTATGATAACTTTACTGCTATATACCCAAACTCCTTTAACACCGAATTACAACCTACCTTTACTGCATTGAATGTCACTTCTTTAACAGGTGCTAGTTTTGCCACAACTACCAATGGCGGCCATACAATAACAGTAAGTTCTACTTCAGGAATGTTTGTAGGTCAATCTATACAAACAACTCTTGGTAATTTTCCAGACAATACTACTATTGCTAGAATTAATTCTTCTACGGAAATAGATACTAGTGAAGGTGCGCTATCAACCAATTCTAATGCTACGCTGATATTAGGCCAACAATTATCAAATGCAGAAACAACAAGTGGTTTTAGATTAAAGTGCCACAGTTCTGATTCTAGCACAGGTTTTAATTTTACATCTACTCAAAAAGATGAAGTTAATAACAAAACAGACAATCACTATTTTGTTTTAATTCATTCAGATAATCACCTAAAGCACCACTTTGCTAAAATTACAGAAGTGCATAGTGATGATTCTTTAGGTGATTCTTTTGATTTTGAACCAAAACTAGGTAACGAAATACCGATAAACACTAAATTTAAATTATATTCTTTTCCCATTGATGAATACATTTATCCTCATGCAATATCGGCAGGTATTAAATATGATTTAAATGATTCTTTAATTTGTGCAAGGCCATTATTTTATTTTTTCGATGAACACTTAGATAAGAAAGGACAGTTAAACCATAATGAAAAATATGCAATTAAGTTTAATACTGGTTTAGATTCAGCAACTGTTTCTTCAGATAGTTATTTTACAACTATTCCTGAGTTCGGAACAAGTGTAATAGATAATAGCAAGTTTTCTATGCGGGTGCAGTTAATTGATAGGCTAAAAGACCAAGACGACCCATTGATACACACAAGTAACGAAGGTGTTACTCCTTCTACATTTAATCCATTTACTAGAGATGCAGCATTTGTTAATATTCGTAGGGATTCTGAAGGGGAAGATGTAGAATCTGATTTAGCAAATTTTTCTACTCCTGATTATACTGGCCCTAAAAGATATATTCATTACGATTATTCACCTACTATATCAAATGCTACTGAAAACATAATGGATTGCTTTATAGAAGAATCTATTGGTGCAAGAGGCGGCCATGCTGAAATTAAAATAGTAGATTCATCAAGAATGTTAAGCACGAAGATAAAAGACTTTTCTCCTATAAGAGTTAGACATCAAGTTCATAGGGGTAACTTCTTTGATTGGATGGAATTACCACTTAAAATTACAGCAGTTTCGGCGCATCCAGAATATACAATAAAGGCAGATTTTGACATATCTTCTTTCTTGACAGTTGGAGATGAAGTAAAGGTAGGTAATAGAATACTAATCGTTAAAACGATAGACTCACATAGTTCTTTTTCACAAGACATTACTTTTGAAGATTTTACTAGATTAGAAACAGAATCCGAGTTTACTACTACTACTTATGCTCTCTCCATAGGCGCAATTATTTATCGTAGAGCATATAATCAAACCCATAAAACACTATTGACTGACTATAAGATAATAGAAGGCAGAACATCAGTGCTATATGTAGTATTAGGTAATTCTAAATTAGAGTCGCTAGAAACAAGTGTTGTCGGTAGCGATGCAGATAAGAAATTACTGACTCTGCAATTTGATAATTCATCATATAGTTTCAATAGTTCTCTCCGTTCAGCAGTAGGTAACTACTCTATTGAAGTAGAAAGACTAAACGGTGAAATAGAAAGCATTGAAAACGATATTGAAAATAACACTAATATAATGAGACTTGTGGCTAATAGCACTTCTAGAAAACTTACAGCAAACATTATAGATAAAAATGCACTTTTTACTAAAGATATCATCTATTCTAGTGATAGTCCATATAATAATTTGACTCCACTATTAGATACATCAAATAACGAAATGCAAGCAATAGTAACATTTGATGCTTCTAGCAAAACAATTGACTTAAAAACAGCAGCAAACATCTCTAATGCTGCTACTGCTACAATACCAGCAGGAACAATATTGTTTGGTAAATATTCAAATGGTCTGCTTTCATATATTGGTAGGACAACTGTTGCTACTTCTTCATCTAATTCCGTTGCAATAGGAGAATACCCTAGAACAGAAGGGACAGTTACCTTATATAAATCAGCAACTAAGAATTACATAATGAATAAAGCACTTGCATCCAATTCATTAGTTTCATCAGCCTCAAGTTTAGATGGCGTTTCAAATAAAGGGCTTTATTTTGATAGTGGTAAGAAAATAAGAAGAAGTGGAGTAGGAACAGGAACACAACAAGATGGTAGCGAGGAATCTACTTTAGTTTCTAGTTCGTTATCAAATACTCCAGAAGCAAGAGGATATTACCTTAGTTCTTCAACTAAAATGAAAAGTGATTCTGCATTTCAGGCTAGATTAGATAATGTTACTCACACTACTTATGCGGATTTTGATACAATAAATACTCTTATTGATTTTACAGTTGTAAGTATTAAGAAAAACAAATTTGATACGAGCGTAGTAATTGCACCCTATGTTCCATTAACTTTAGGAAGAGTAGATGTAAACTACGCTAATCAATTAGATACTATTATATCTACTGCTATTTTAATGACTTGTAATGCTATTGGTTCAACTCCTCAAAATTCGCTCACATCTAGTTTAAGCGGCTATCATGTTGCTTTAGGTGGAATAGATAATCCAAGAAGACACTATGGAAGCCCAATTTATGTTAATGGTATTTTTGCTGGATTTTTTGTTGGTGCTTCTAATAGTGGAACTTATACTACATTATATTTAGATAGAAAAATAAAAAATATAGCGGCAAATTCAGAAGTTACAATATTAAATAGATTAGATGATACCCTAGAAGAATCTAAGAAGACTCACGAATTAAATTTCCTAAATGCCGGTCACTTACATACGGGTAAAATGATTGGATTACTCCATCCAACGATAGGGGCTGCTAATACTCCTAATACTAATGTTGTTGCTGATAATACATTGAGTCTATTCGATTATCCATTAGCATATGAAGAAGATTTAGGAAGGTCTTCATATGCTAATAAGTTTGGTAGTCCATATTATAGGTTAATTAGTTTAGAAAAAGGTAATTTTAATTTAGTTAATTCAAGCATTACTGGATTTACTGAATCAGAAGAATTTAATTTCTATGGAGAAAAATTAAGTAAAGTAAAATACTATTCTACTGCATATAGATTTAGTCCCGGATTTTATGTAGATGGAATCTTAAATGATAATATTATCGGAACGGGAGTTGGTATGCCAAACTATCTAGGTTCGGAGGGCCATGATTTAATTGAATCAAGGGGCTTTAATTCTGTTACGGGTTCAAGGTATTTTAATACCACTAGATTTAGAAAAAATAGTAATCAGACTACTGATGCCATTTATGTTCCTCCCAACCCCACACTATATTCAGATACTTCTTTAGGTAGAAGTCCATATATTGCAGAAGATGTCTTAGATAATAAAGACCCCAAAGTATCTAGAATGTTTTTATTTTCTAATTGTGATTTACTACCGTATTCTGGAAGTAGAATAGATAGTTTATTTAATACAAATAACACTAGAGACTTAAGGGAATATAGCCTAATGTTAATAGATGAACCTAGTATTACAGACTCATTCGATACTAAAACTAATATACTGGGTGAAACTAAGAGAATAACTTCAAATGATTCCTCTCATAGTTTTGTTAAAATAAAATCATCAAGTAAATCAGTAGGTTCGGAAAATGCCAGTTTTACTAATTTTTCTTTAATGAGATTAACTGAAGTAGTATATGATTTTGCTTTTAATCAATTTGACCCTGAAAACCCACCAAGTAAAAATAGAGTAGTTCCTAGTTTTCAATATGCTACGCATCAAAAAAATCCAGTTTCGAGTTCTGGAAATGCCGTTTATGCTCGTTCTATACCTTCTTCTAATGTTATACGATGTAGTCTTTCTCCGGATAACCTTTCGGCAAATGATGTCATAGTAGATTCAACGGGTAGATTTATGGGAATTGTTTCTAGTGTTTCTACTACTGACATTACTTGTGATAGTGCAATATTTAAAACTTATAGGGATAGTAGTAATGTAGCGCAACATTATGTTGCTTCTTCGGGAACAGATACAAGATTATTTTTTGTTCCGGTTGAGCAATTGACTAATGCTGATAGTGGAGTTGGGCCAATAAAAGGGCATGGAAAACAAGACACATTTATTAATTTTGATGACGATATCCACCTATTAAAGAGCGCAATAATGACCGATACTACAACTACTAAGTATGGTAAATCGGGTAGTGATTTTTATACAAAATATAACAGCAATACTTTATCTGGGACAATAAATAATACTTCAAGAGAGGCTAACCTTTGGCTACCTATTGATATTGATTCCGACTCAACTGCGGCAAAGGGAGCAGGTGGCGGGCAACCTTCAAAGGTTCTAGAAAGTTTAAGGGCGGGTTTTTTGAGTTCTATGGCTAGTGGTAACGGCTTTGCTGCTAGTGGCTATAATTATGGTGAATTGCTATATACTCATTTTATGCCAATAATATTTGATAGATTTAATATTGAAGATGGAACGACTGCAAATGCTGATACTGGAATGTGTTGCCCAAGAGTCCTTGGGATGAGTCATAGAACAGTAGAAGACGAATTTTCTTTATATGGTATTAGCCTAAATGGAGATTATGCTAGTTTAAAAGATAGTGGGACTCCAAGAGGTAATTTAGATACTGATGCTGACGGAATAATTTTTGGATTTAAACCGTTGCTTAAAATACACAACACTAATGATTTGATGGGAACTGACAAAGGGCCAAACAATACTACCATTATTAGAGTAAAATTAGATGAAGAAGAACAACCTTTCTTACAGTTTGTTGATTTGACTGGTTGTTATCTCGCTGCCGAAAATGGAAAATATCTACAAACTGATGGTGATTCTATTTCTTTAGGAACACATTCCGATGGAGAGAGCCTAAACGGAGTAACCCCAAATAAACTACTATATGTAATATCTCACGAATTTGATATTTCGGACACAAGTAGAACCCATATACTTACGCTTGATGATTCTTTAGTAGCGGCTGATACCTTTTATAGAATACTACAACCAAATCACACCTGTTTATATGATTTCAGCCCAAGCGATATTAAATTGAACGAACTGTCTTCTAGATATACTAAGAAACCATATTCTAATTCTGTATATGATACACCAAATAGTTACTTTGTTAAAGGAGGTTCGGGAAAAAGAACATTAGCAGGTGAAGGGGAAGCAGTATTATCTATGTATGTTATTGCTGACCCTAATGATGTTTCTTCTTCCGACCATGTGGTAATAAGGACACCAGATAAATTAGATGCTATATGGAATATTGGCGATGATAATTTATCTAAACAAACCCTATGTATTGCTGATGGTGAAAATTCTAATATTACCGGAGTTACTTTTAGTAAAGATAGCACAACTATTGGATATTACATGTCAATAGCGGAACAACAAACAATGTTGGGCATACCTTCTGTTTCTGAACTCATTGAGTTAAAAGTAGAAGGAGAAGTGCCTAGTTCTGCAAAAAGAGCAATCATTGGTTCAGAAGTGAGCATTTGTAGAGAGGCAGACGATTTAATAGAAGAGTTATTACAAGATAATAATATTGATTTTTCTTTGAGTAAGAATGCCAACTATCCTTTCTTTTTAGCACCTGATTTTAAGGGAGTTAATTTATTTCAAGCAATTAATTTTATTATGAGTAAGAAAAATAAATCACTTTTGGAAGTAAATGGCACTTTAACTATTGTAGATAAAACAAATACTTCGAATTTTCCTAATGTTATCATAGGAACAAGAAACAAAAACATAGATGTCTTTAGAGTTCAAAAACTAAAAACTATGTATAGTTTTGCAAATACAGTTACAGTAGTAGGTAAAAGCCACAAAGGAACAAGAAAAAACCTTAGAAGCATTAAAAAGGTAGGGATAAAATCAATGCGTGAATATGATAAGCAACTCATAACGCAGGAAGAAGTAGATTCTAGAGCAACTGAATTACTGAGATTACATGGTAAGTTTAACTCTAAAATAATTGTAGAGGTTGGACATAAAGGACTAGGACAATTGAGGGCCGGTGATATTGTTACTTTAGATTTCCCTAAAGAAAATATTAAATTCTCGGAATTTCTAGTATTACAATTAACTCACAATATGAAAGGAATGATAACTTTAGAACTAGGTAGATATACTAAACAATTAGAAGATAGGTTTGCTGAAATACAAATTAAACAACAACAGGCAACTGAAGAAGATTCTGAAGAAGTTCCAAATAAATTAGAATTAAGTTTCCTAGATGATATTAATTTGAAATTGATTAGATTTGTTGCACAGAAGAGGTCATCTTCTGACGGCAATAAACTAGGATTTGGTAGCCCTTTAAATACAAGCACATACACACTTGGTTTTGTCGGGGTTGGCGGAACAACAACTACTCTCTTGGAGGAAGACTTTTGATAACTGACACAATGAAACAATTAATAGCAAACCACATACAATCTACATTAGCCAATAATGGTAAAATAGGATTAGGTGGTAATTCGACTTACTCTACCCAAACTGGATTAGATGTAGATTTAGGAACGCTTGTTTCTCTTTCTGCAACTGTATCAGATGAAAATGTAGTAGAAGTCCACTTAACTATTTCGGGAAATGCTTCAGGAATGTCCAATTCGGTTATTAGAGAAGCAGGTATATTTGATTCGGCAGGTAATTTATTAGTTCGACATAATTTTGATGGACTAGGGCCGTTTTCAACAACAGAAAATCTAGAACTCTTTTTTATTATGGAGGTAGAATAATATGAATAACCCTCACTTTTACAGCACTCTTTCGGGAACGCCTTCAACACAAATTACTGACTCAACAGATTATCCCCATTCTGGATTAGTAAAAATACTTAGTCAAGCAAATAGAGGAAATTATGCCGTTAAAACTGCTACTGATTTTAATATTACTTTTTCTACTGCTAATAATTTTACAACAATTGCTGTTACTGCCGGTAAAGTATATAGAGATAACAAGTTACACACTGTTACTGCTTTATCTGCAACTGAAATGAATACTTCGTATAATTCGGGAACTGGTGCAGTAGATGTTACCCCTGTTACTAATGATGTATATTTGATGCTTGTAGCAATTGATGGTGGAGGAAGTAACGATACTATGGTATTAAGAGGTTCAAATTCTACTACTAATACTATTCCTGCATTTGTTGATGGAGATGTTCCTATTGCTATAATTAAAATAGTAGGGGGTTCTGCTAATGATGCTACTTCAACATCTACTAGAATGGTTCAATATTTCACAACAAGTAAAACAGAAAATAGCGTAAGTATAGGTTATGAAAATTCAAATGCTTATACTGAAGCAGGTGCAATTACTGGAACTAGCGATGGTTTATTCATTTCCGGCATAGGAACGGCTACTGTTGCAAGTGCAGATAAAGTTTTAATTCAAGATTCAGGTTCATCAGATGTTATTAAAACGGTTACTGCTTCTTCTATTGCCGCATTAGCACCTCAAGGAGATATTACATCAGTAGTCGCAGGAACAGGTTTAAGTGGTGGCGGAACAACTGGAGATGTTACATTAAATGTTTTAGATATAACAGTCGCTGAATTTGCCGGAAGTAGCATACAAAAAAGCACTGGTTCATTTGCAGATAATGATACTACTGTTATGACTTCTGCTGCAATTGACGACCATATCATAGGAAAGGGATATACTACCGATACTCAATTAACTACCGAAGCAGTTCAAGACATTGTAGGGGCGATGTTTTCTAGTAATACAGAAACTAGAGTAGCCGCAACATATGACGATAGTAGCGGTAAAATTGATGTTGTTGTTGATGATATGACAGCGAATGATAATACCTTTAGGACTATTACTGCGGGTGGAAATACTTTAGGTGCTACTGAAACATTGGCTTTTACTGCCGGTTCTAATGTCACAATAACTGAAAGTAATGGTGCTGTAACTATTGCTGCAAGTGGTGGTGGGGGTAGTGGTGATATTGAAGGAATTACAACTGCTTCTAATAGTGGTTTGGCGGGTGGTGCTACAACTGGAACACCAAGCCTAAGTTTAGATATAAACAATTTAACTGCTGAAGCAATAGCAAGTGGAGATACAATAGCATTTAATGATAGTGGGGATAATGGCATACATAAAGAGTCAATTGATGACATAGCAACTTTGTTTGCCGGTGATGGTCTTACTGCTTCAAGTGCAGTAATAGCAGTAAATGTAGATGATTCTACCATTGAAACAAATAGCGATACCCTACGGGTTAAAAATAATGGAATTGGAACACAACATATTGCCGATGATTCAGTTGATGGTGATAAATTAACAGATGATATTATTATTGCGGCATCATTGGAAGTAACAGGAACTACTATTTTAAATGATGATGTAGTAGTAGTCCCAACTAAAACCTTTTTCTCTACAAGATTACCAACTGTTACGGTAAGTTCGGGTGCTTTAACCGAGAATACTCATGCAGGTAGATACCTTATATGTGGAGGCAATGTAACATTACCTTCTAGTCCGGCGGCAGGAGTCCATTTTACTATACTAAATACATCGGGCGGAGATATTACTGTTACTGCTACAAGTGGTTCTACTATTAACGGTGGTAGTGCTAATACAGCAATAACAGTAGGGGATTTTAATGCTGTAACTTGCATCGGCATAGGTTCTAATAATTGGATTGCTCTTGGAGTTTGATTGCTTTGTATAACGCTATTGTAGGTTCTTGTGCTGAACAAAAGGCTAATGCTGTTAATACAGACTTATACAATTTGGCTTCTGTTAAAGCCATACATGAAACTGCCGGAAACAATGCAGTAGGAATTAACTTTAACGCAGGTGCGGCTAATTCGGCATGGCTAACTGGTGTGCAAGTAATAGGCACAGACATGTATATTTCAAATAGAGGTAATAATAATAACTTTGATAGCACACATGTATTATTTTCAAAGTTACCAATTAGTTCTACTGGAAACGGAGCAGTTGTAAGACAAAACTCTACGGGATTAAGTATAAACAGTTGTGAGGGTTTTGGTTTGGATAGCACCGCAACAAAAATAATTATTGCCGACCATCACGCAAATGGAGTAAGAAGTGGGACTCTCTCTCAAAGTGGTAGTAGTTTAACAGTAACTCTTAATGGTAGTTCTTTATCCGCAGGTGGTGGAATTAGATACGCTCGTTGGAATGATGATGGTTCTAAGTATTACTTCGGCTACCAAAATGTTCCGCTTAATGGTAAATCGAAAGTTAAACAATATTCAGCATCAACAAATTATGTAGTTCAAAACAGCGATACATTACTTGGTAGCGTTGATTTACCACATGACATTATTGCTGACTTAATTTTCAATTCCGATGGCACTAAGATGTATCTTGCTGAACACGATGGATATATTCATGAATACGACCTATCAACTGCTTACGATATTACAAGTGGAACGCTCGTTACTACACTTGATTTGACTTCTTTCTATGGCACTATCGGTTCATCTCCGTGGTGGCCGAGTAGTAACACTGGAAAC